GTAGCTTTTTGAAGGTAAATGATTGTTGATTTCTTTCATCTTTTTTATCAACGGGTAATAAACTGTATTATTAACTCCCAACAAAGACACAAACTCAAATATAATATGTTGTGTATTGGTCTTCTTCTTGCTGTCAATATTACCTGCCATCTTCATACCCTTTCTCGATAATACTCTATAATTATAATATTCATCTTTTGTCTTTGAAGAGCATAATTCTGCGTAGTCATCAGAATGGTTTAGAAATTCCAAATAAAAGTGTAGCGGTTTAACATATTCAATATAAACACACTTAACAAAGTGCCTTGAAATGCAAGCTTTTAAGGATGACATGTAATTAAAACAACCTTGTAAGAAATTTTGAGAACTATGTAAAAAACCTTTCCGAAGATACTCTAATTTTTCATCCATAATAAATGTTTTATTTAATAGATCTAACGGTATGTTGATTTTCTTATCTGCCCAGAATGCTAATATTAACATCATCTTTGTGTATATTGTTTCAGGCAAAAAATTCCTAAACTCATCAATGACAGTCATAAAGCTTTGCATAGTTTCACAAGCTGACCACTTGGTACAATCACCATTTGTCATGCTTAAGATGTTTTTATTATTTACATTATAAGTAAATATTGAGTTGTAAATAGTATTCATCTTAATTAACTTACTATCGCCTGGTACACTAATATACTCTTCCTTGACCTGCTTGCAAATATCTTTAAAAAAGTCTTCAATATACCTTGCATAGATTTTTGTGTGAGTTGACATTACATAAAACTCTCTCTTATTACCATACTGAGATTTGATACAAATATCTACTTCAGGTTTGCAACTGTTTAACAAGTACATATCTACTAAGTTTGAAATTGAAGGGAAATATCCTAAACTTTCAAGCAATCTTATCATTTCATCATGAACTTTCACGCGCCTATGACTTTTTTCTATTTTTGTTTTCGCCTCAAGTTTCAAGTTATTTCTTACTTCTCTTTCAATTTTAAAATAAGCATTTAGATTGATCTTATCAGTGTCTTCTAAAATTACATCCTTTGAATCTTCTGGTATTACTGCCTTGGTATTTGTAATATCAAATATTGTAGTTTTCTCACAATTATTAATTGCTGTATTAAAATTTATATTATAGTCTCTTATAAACCTTCTAGTTGCATGTCTAAGATAACCTTGATGAAACCCTACTTTGTTTTGAAATGAGTTTATTCCATTTTGTTCTTTTTCATTCAATTTATCAAATGAATCTTGATAATCTTTAATTACTTTTATAGCAGCAATATTTTGGTGGTACAAACTAGAAGGGTCTTTCTCTGTTAAAACATAAGCGTACACATCATCCAATATATCTTGAAAATTGCTTGTGTATTGATCACTGTACAATGTTTTCATATTAAACTCAACACCAGCCCCTTTGTGTTCATCATCTGTTGTGTCTATTAACATTTTAAATTTGCCACTATCATATAAACCTCTAACATAAGTACACCACTTAAACATATTATCCAACACCCAATATTCTAGTGCAGTTCTATAAGGTGCACTGAATTTTTCCTTAATTAAACTCCTAAAATCTGTCTTTTCTGCAAGAGAGCTCATGAATACATTTTTACAATCACATATCCTTTCATGAAAATTCTGACTTAGGTTTAGTGATATCAATGTAAATATTGAGAATCTGTCAATCAATAGTTTGCTGTTCTTATGTCGATCAACTGAACACAAACAAGCTCCTAAAACTTGCCAAAAACTATTCATCATGTGTTCTAGCTTGTTCACATTTAACCTTGACCATTTATATATTATTATAAATTCACTACCTATTTCGTAATAATTATAAACAGGTATTAATGAGTTTGAAATAAGCCTCTTATCTTTAGTCCTAATTATCTGAAAAAAAGGGCTTCCTTTATTAGTAGACAGTTCCATTTTAGACATCCCACAAATAATGAGACTGTTTGAAATTCCACCATTAAATAAGCTAAAATGTGTATCACTCCTCTTATACCCATGGTAGTGTATCAAACTCTTTGCTATCAGATGACAATAATACAAATATCTAAAGGCAAAAGTAGTGCTTAATATTTTCAAGTGCTCTTGATAAAATTCTAGAAAGTCATATTTCAATTTTAGCTGGACAGGCATATCATCACCTACACGTAATAAATCTAAATTTAGTGGAGTGTTCGTTTTTTCCTTCATTATATTTATCATATTTTCC